TACGTTAATAACGGTGAAAAAAAATCACATGGAGACGTTCAAAAGAAAACAACCAAGATGACTAAAAAACAAATACAAGACTACATGGATGGTTATGGTGCAGTGCCGCTTGAAATGTTATCAAAAAGTGAAGTTATTCTAAATTGTTATTTAATCGATGAAAAAGAAATAGAATTAAATCCTGATTTATTAGGTGAGTATAATGTACCAAGATATTTGGCGGCATTTAATAAAAGAATTGAACCGTTACTTGTTGTATATAGTCCTGAAATTAGAAAAGACATTTTAATTGAAGACCCTAAAGATATGCCAATATTTACTAAATCACAAACCGTTATGGGTAGAGGGTTTCCTATGAAAGAAAAGGACCAAGATAAATTAGATGAGGTATTAACTCTTTCTGATATGGAAGTTACGTTTTGGAAAAGTGTTGGAATTGACCCTTACTACATGTATATTGATGATACAATTAATTTAGTGGATAGTGATAGAGTTGAAAACAATAGAAGAATTATGTTAGAAAGTAAGTTAAAAAATGAAGTGGATAATGATGATATATATGAATTCGATGAAGATGGGGATTTAATGTCTTTAGTTTTTGACTAAGATCCCTTCAACCCGTCTGAAGATAGTATGTACCAATAATCTCCAATTTTTTTAAATTCAACACAGGCGCCTTTATTTAGTTCTACTTCATTAAATTCTTCATCTATTAATTCGTTTGATTTAACCAAAACGTTTGTTAAAGACTTAACCACAACATGATCTGTTGTTTGTGGATTTAAAAATAATTCACAACTTTCTACATTTTTTATAACAATAAAAGATTCGCCCTCTGTCGAATAACTTTTATTTGTTACGACAGACGATTCCGGTACTTTAACCTCGACACCGTTTATTATTTTAGATATAGGTAAAGATTTAAAAACAGACATAAAAAATTATATAACATTATATGGACTAGTAAATGGTCTATATTTTAATGCTTTATTCATATTTTCAGCCATAGCACCTTTAATTTCCCACTGTTTTTCAGGTCTTAACCTTTCAAGTCTAGCCTTTAATTCTTCCCACAAAATAGTTTTTTCATCTTTTGCTTCAGTATTTAAAGATTGCCACTCAAGAGTTAATTCACTGTCGGGTGTTTTTAAATTACCACCATATTTACCTCTTACTTTTGCTAATGTTTCTTTACAATATGCAGTAAACCATCTTCTTACCCAAGTTTGTGCAGGACTATTTAATTCATCCCACCTAGTTTCATCGATTGGAGCGTCTGATGGTAGTCTAATAACATCAGGATTTTTTGCTAAACAATCCTCCCTATCAAATGTATTATAATACCAATACCAAACTTTGTACTGATTTCTTTGCATATTACCAAAATCAAATTTACCACCAGGAACATTATATAAATGTATTGCTTTTTTTCCTTCAGGTAGTGCAGTAATTCTATAAGTTAAATCACCTGTAATTATCCTTCTTTTAATATTAATGTCTTGCATTCTTAAAAGAATATCAAATGCCGGTGTTATAAAATAATTTCCTGTTGTACCCATTTGTGAAAAACCAGCACCACCACCAAGACCAATACCACCAAAACCACCAAAACCACCCATAAATGGATCAAAATAAGCGGCGTCTAATTCAGATCTAGAAAACCATAATAATTCATTTACTTCTCTACCTGCCGGTATTTCATATATTTGTTGTCCTGGCACTAAATCAATATAATCTTTTTCTAAAACCCAATCACCACCTGCCTGTAACCCAACAATTTTAGAGTAAGCATATGTGTATTGAGTCTCCCAATCTAAACTTCTTGTAGTAAATGCTCTTGTTATTGACTGCTCATCAAGGTTCATCCCATATAATGATGACCATTGTGATTCTATTAACCAATCATTAACATGTTGAGAATAATCTTGGATTGAAAGTTCTAATAAAGAATCCATCATTTCGTCTTCTAATTCTACCCCCCTTAAAGGTGCACCTAAAAGATTTCTAATTCTTTTATATAACTTACTTCTTTCTGGTTCTGAAATAATTGATGTTGACATAAGATATATTTTTATATAAATATCTTATTAATCTAATTTATTTTTATTAAGTTGCGTTGTATATAAATCTGTGACAAATCCCCAATTCACTACTTTCCAAAAATTATGTATGTATCTGTCTCTTTCGTTTTTGTATTTTAAATAATATGCGTGTTCCCATAAATCAAGACCTAAAAGTGGGTATGATTTATTTTTACCTGATAACATTAGTGGGTTATCTTGATTAGGAGTTGTAATAATTTTTAATCTATTTGTTTTAGTTAAAACTAACCAAACCCAACCAGAACCAAATCTTGATTTTGCTTCCTCTTCAAATTTTTCCTTAAATTTTTCAAAAGAACCAAAAGTACTTTCTATTTTATATAATAATGGATTTTCTAATTTTGTTTTTTTTGGTGATAACATTTTCCAAAATAATGCGTGATTAAAAGCACCACCACCATTATTTCTAACCTTTGTATTAAATTTTGATATACCACTTATAATTTCTTCTAAATCTAAATCTTTACCTTTAATTTTTTCTAACTCGGCATTTAGTTTTTCAACATATCCTTTGTAATGTTTATTATAGTGAGTTTTCATAGTTTCAGAATCAATAAAAATATCTAAATCATCAAACTCATAAGGTAGTTTTTCAATACTTACTTTTTTTATTTCAGTTATAATATTTTTATTATTAAAAGAGTCTATTTGTAATTGTTCTTCTATTTTTGATATTTTGTCTTGGAAAGGTTTGTAAATCATATTTTCCATTTTTTTGTTTTTATTTTCAAATTTTTTTACGTCTTGTCCTGATTTTGAATTTGCTTCATTTTCGTTTTTTCCACCAATGTTTGGTCCCTTTTTTCTACCTAAAACAGTTCTTTGATGTTGGTGTACCCATTCGTGAGATAATGTTCTTAATATATCTCTATTTAATCTATCTTTAACTAATATTTTTAATTTTCCATCTTTTGTTCTTGATCCTGTTGTCATATGACCAAATCTTTCGTTTGTAAAAATTACTTCAACATCATCATCTAAAGGATGTGATTTCTTTAAAAAATTAATAAATTTATCTAATAATTTTTTTTGTGAGTCTGATGGGTTAATACCTTTGTAATTTACTTCGACATTCATAATATAATAAATATCACCTATTAGAAGAAATCATATTTAACATTTCTTCAATTGCGGATCCTTCATCTAATAATAAATCATCACCCATTACTGTTGAAATAATTTTTTTCTTTCTTGTCAGTATATCATAGATTGCCCCCTCAATTGTGTTTTCAAAAAGTGGGTAATAAACTGACGTTGAATTTTTTTGTCCTATTCTATGTGATCTGTCTTCTGCTTGTGCGTGTTCAGCGGGTACAAATGATAAGTCATTCATAATCACTGCTTCTGCGGAAGTTAATGTTATACCAACACCTGCCGCCTTTAAGTTACCAACAAATACTTTAATTTTTTCATTCTCTTGAAAGTCGTCCACCGCTTTTTGACGATGAGGTTTTGAACAAGATCCATCTAAATAAACTGCCGATTTTCCAAAATGATTATAAATCTCTTGTAATGTATCGGTAAAGTTTGTAAATATTATTACTTTTTTTCCTTGTTCAATAATATTTTCTGCTAACTCAATTGTTGATTTAACTTTTTCTTGAGCAATTACTTTTCTTACCTTCATTAACTTACCAAACTGAATGGTAAGTGACGAAGATTCTTCTTGGTTTTTATCATACCAATCATAGTATTCACCCATTAGTTCTTCATAATCTTTAGACTTTAATCTTAAATAAACAGGAGTAATAATTTTATCAGGTAAATCTAAAACTTCTTCTTTTAATCTTCTTAAAATATGTGTTTGTGTTCTTTCTCTTAATTCATCTAAGTTAGATGCGCCCGTAACATTCCAAACTTTTCTTTTTCCCACACTGAATTGATAACCATTACAATATCTTTTTGCGTAAGCCATCCAATTTGCTGCTACAGGGCTATCAACTAATTTTAATAAGTTAAAATAGTTCATTGGTCTTGAGGTCATTGGTGTCCCCGTTAACAACCAAACCCTATCTAATCTATCACATAAATCATTTACTATTTTTGTTCTTTGTGCTTGTGGGTTTGATATCATGTGAGCCTCATCCATAATCACAAGGTCAAAATTTGATTTTAAAATAATAGAGTCGTCTTTCTTTTTTGGGTCGTGAAAGTTTTTTAATATATCATAGTTAATGATAACAAAATCAGACTGATCTGAAAATTTCTTACCTTCTGCAATATAAACGGTTCTGTCTGAATAATTCGCAATCTCTCTTTCCCAATTTATTTTTAAAGACGCAGGACAAATTATTAATATTTTTTTTGCACCTGTTTCAAGTGCAGATATGATTGTTGATGTTGTTTTACCAAGACCCATATCATCAGCCAAAATAAACTTTTTATTTCTAACAAGTTTTTCAATAGCCTCTTTTTGATGTGACATTGGTGACCTGTGATCGTATTTAGAATATTCAATAACAACATTTTTAACTTCGTTATCTTTTACTAATGCCGACTTTGGTATCCAAAAATCATGTAAAGTTTCCCCACTAAAAATTTTACCCCATATATGGTATGATTTATCTTTCTCAACTAATAACTTTTCAACATAAATTTCTGATGGTTCTTTTGTGTACATTTTGTCTTCCATCATTTTTTTACCAAAATATGAATCTAACTTAACCCATTTTTTTGCAACCTTTGGTGTTCTTCCGTGAAAGTTTATAATGTACTCCGCTTGTGGTCTTGTGGGTGTAAATGTCTTACTATTTTGTTTTTTGTGTTTTAAATTTAAGATATAGTTATTTGACCCTACGTAATCATCTAATAACTGAAGGGCTCTTGTTTCGGGAGTTTTTGAAATTAATTCTTCCATTATATTATAAATAAAAATAGTAAATAATATAAAAAAATCAATTAAAGTATTTATATATATGACACAAAATAGAGTACCAATAACTAGATTAAATAAATTCTTTTCTGAAGAAGATTTCAATTTAGAAATTGAAATGGGTATGGAATGGCAAATGGGTGATATGAATTTCAGTGTTGTTTTATATCGTGTTGATAGACAAAGAACAAATAACGACGATGTTTATGGCGAAGCATTAACAGAAGGAATACAATTTTTAGCACCTGTAGAATTAAAAGGATTAGTTAAAATAGACGCTCCCACAAATTCAGATTACGGAACATCAAAACTTTCACAAATAGAACCAGGTAATATGACATTTAGTGTTTATCAATCACACTTAGATCAGTTGGCTGTTGATATTTCTTTGGGTGATTACTTAGGTTATTATGAAACTGAAGATAAGGTAAGGTATTACAGTGTTGTTAATGATGGTAGAGTTACTTCAGATAATAAACATACTTATGGTGGTTATAAAAAATATTACAGAACAATAATAGCCGCTCCTGTAACTAACGATGAATTTAACGGAATATAAAAAATGGCATTACCTAAACAACAAAAAAAATTTTTACCTTTAATTCCACAGAAATTTGGTAAGGAAAGAAGAATGGAGTTGATAGAGGACGTTACAAAAGACGGAACCTATTTACCAAAAGGTGTTTTACATGCAGATTTAGATAAAGGAGTTTTAGATTTTGTTAAAGAACAACTTAAATTAACCGTTGATGGTAAAGTGGTTCCTACCGTCGATAAGATTATAACAACCCAAAGCTGGTCTCAGTTTACCGAAACATGGAAATTTCAAGATTTAGATAAAAACGTTTCATTACCATTTATTATTACTGTTAGACAACCTGAAGTTAAATACGGAAAATTTCAAGGAGGTGCAGCAAATATACCTGAAAGATTAAGATTTTTTTATTATTCAGTACCAACATGGGACGGAGATAGAAAAGGGGTTGACGTTTATAAAATACCTCAACCAATCCCTGTTGATATAACTTACAGTGTTAAAATATTTTGTAATAGAATGCGTGAATTAAATGAATTTAATAAATTATTCATGCAAAAATTTACATCAAAACAAGCATATGCACAAATTAAAGGGCACTATATGCCAATTAAAATGGAAGACCCAACAGATGAGTCAGTTAAAGATATTGAAAAAAGAAAATATTATATTCAAAATTATAAGATTACTTTAATGGGTTTTTTATTAGATGAAGAGGAGTTTCAGGTATCACCAGGAATAACAAGAAATGTAACCATGTTTGAAGTGGATACTTTAAATAGAAGAAGAAAAACAAAAATAGAACCACCAAGACCTGATAATTTTGATTTAGACTTATTATTTGTTTCAGGTAATACTCAACTTAATGAAGTCTTTAGATATACAGCAGATATTGTTATTGAACATACAACTAACATTTCAAGTTATGACGTTAATATAAATAATAATTATGTAGGGTCCGACTTAGATAAAATCCAAATTAATGATGGTGATACGTTAACAATAACAGTTACTAAAATAGATAATACTCAAGAATCCACAATTAAAACTGTTGCTTATATTGTTACTTAAAAACTATTCACCATATATGTCTTTTTCTTTTTGACAAGTTTTTACTATTAAGGTTTCTAAAAATTTATAAATCTTTAATCCTTTTTCATCACAGTAATCTTTAAGTATTTTATGTGTCTCTAAAGAAATCTTTATATTCTTTATTTTTTTCATGATTTAAAAGTAAATAGTTTAGTATGAAAAAAGGCAGAAAAAAATATCCTACATCTTAAATAATTATATTGCATCAAAGTTTTTTGCATTTTTATCTAGTATTTATATATAAAATAAATTTATAAATTTTAATTAATAATGGCTTCAACAAACAAAGTATTCGTTTCTCCTGGTGTTTATACCTCAGAACGAGATTTAACTTTTGTGGCTTCAAGTGTAGGTGTAACAACTTTAGGACTTGTGGGTGAAACTCTACAAGGACCGGCATTTGAACCTATTTTCATAACAAACTTTGACGAGTTCCAAACTTATTTTGGCGGTACCTCTCCTGAAAAATTTGTTGGTACTCAAATACCTAAATATGAAGCTGCGTATATTGCAAAATCATATTTAAGTCAATCAAACCAACTTTTTGTAACAAGAATCCTTGGTCTATCAGGTTACGATGCGGGACCTTCTTGGTCTATTACAACAATCGCAAACCCAAATCCTGGAACAATTGCAGCAACAGGGGTTACATCAGGTACTGTAACATTTACAGGTACAACAGGTGCAAGTACTAATATTACAATTACTTCAGTAACACCAGCAGTACTTAATTCTGATTTTTATAATGATTATACATCATTTAATGGTGGAACTTCTTCATTAAATGCTGATTTTCAAACTTTTATATCTACTGAAGTAAATAACTTTGCAACTCTTGGTTCGGGAGCGACCGGTGGTGAAGCCTTATTTTGGGGTACTGTAAGTAGTAGTACCTTTAACTCAGTAACGGGTACATCTGTATTTACAAATGCGGTTTCTGCAACATCTGAAACATTTGGTGTTGATAACGTTTTATTATCGAATGCTAATTTATCAGCATCAACAAACGACCCTTGGTATTACGCATTATTTGACTATACAAAAACACAAAGCGTTGGTTCATACGCAGGTTATGGTTTTGGTACGGCATTAAGTGCGATAGGTACAGGTACAACTTCAACACAATTTACAGGAACATGTACTGTTTATTTAACTCTTTACTCAGGTACACCATATAGTGATTATGATGATTTAGTAGTTGCAACTTTAAGATCTAGAGGTATTACTAATTATAGTTCAACACAGGCAGGACCGAGATATGAAGTTTCAGCAACATCAGACGCTTCTATGGTATGTACAGGTATTTATTCAGGTATCACAAAAGACCCTTTTGGTAATTTCTTAGTAACAGGAACAACATTTGATAATGATACTTTTAGTTTTGAAACATCATTACAATCATCAAATTCTAATTACCTTTCAAAAATATTTGGAAGAAGTAATTTTGGAAAAGATAGAACTCAAGTACCTTTATTTGTTGAAGAAGTATATTCTAGTTTATTATTAAGTGGATACAGACAAGGTAAAGTTAGAGGTTTATACTGTGACTTTATTGAGTTAGATAGTGCTAAATCTTTAGATACACAGTCAATAGGATTCTATTTAGAACAATATCAAACACCAAAAACACCTTATTTAGTGTCAGAACTAAGAGGTAACAAAGTTTATGATTTATTTAAGTTTGTTTTAATTTCAGATGGTAATGCTGCAAATAGATTAGTTAAAATATCAATTGCAAACATTTCATTTAATAGTAGAACATTTGATGTATTAGTTAGAGACTTTTTTGATACTGATGATAGCGTTAGAGTTATTGAAAGTTTCACAAACTGTTCGTTAGATCCAAACCAAAATAATTATATTGCTAACAAAATAGGAACATCTAATGGTGAATATCAAGTAAAATCTAAATATGTAATGATTGAGATGAGCGATGAAGCACCAACTGACGCATTACCTTGTGGTTTTGATGGTTATGTATTTAGACAATATGCAAGTGCAACATCACCGTTTTTAGTATATAAAACAAAATATTTAAAACCAGGTGATGTTATTTATAATGAACCATTTGGTTCTTCTAATGGAGGTGATAATTCTGTAATTTCAAACGGTGAAAATCCAAGAAGAGCGTATTTAGGTATTTCAAACATTACAGGTATTGATTATGATTTCTTTGAATATAAAGGAAAAAGATTACCAGCGAATTTAGGAACAGACACAACAGGACCAGATTGGGGTTATATTACCAAAGGTTTCCACATGGACGTAAATGCTAGTGTTATAACAGTACCATCAGCATCACCAACATCAGGTCAATCATTATTTGAGGTTGGGGTTTCGTCTTTTGATTCTGAACCGACAGATGCAAGTAATGAATATTACAAATTAAATACACGTAAATTTACTGTTTACCCTTATGGTGGTTTTGACGGATGGGATATATATAGAGAATATAGAACAAATGAAGATACATACGCTTTAGGTCAATCAGGTTATAAATATGGAGCGGAAGCTTCTATAACATACCCAACGGCAACAGGATGGGGAGCGTTTAAACAAATTACAGGACCTAACCAAGAAGTTTGGGCAAATACTGACTATTATGCTTACTTATGGGGTCAACAAACATTTGCAAATCCTGAAGCAACAAACATTAATATTTTTGTAACACCAGGTATTGACTACGTAAATAACTCAAACTTAGTTGAAACAGCGGTTGATATGGTAGAAACGGATAGAGCGGATTCAATATATATTTGTACAACACCTGACTTTGATCTTTATTTACCATCATTTACTGATGTTAGTGAAGGTTTAGTTTTCCCTCAAGAAGCTGTTGATAGTTTAGAAGGTACTGGTATTGATTCTAATTATACCGCAACTTATTACCCTTGGGTTTTAACAAGAGATTCAGTTAATAATACTCAAATTTATTTACCTCCAACGGCGGAAGTAGTTAAAAACTTAGCCTTAACAGATAACATCGCATTCCCTTGGTTCGCATCCGCTGGTTACACAAGAGGTTTAGTAAACGCAATTAAAGCTCGTAAAAAGTTAACACAAGATGACAGAGATACTTTATATAAAGGTAGAATCAATCCAATTGCCACTTTCTCTGATGTTGGTACTGTAATTTGGGGTAATAAAACATTACAAGTTAAAGAATCGGCACTTGACAGAATTAACGTAAGAAGATTGTTACTACAAGCAAGAAAACTTATTTCGGCGGTTGCAGTTAGATTATTATTTGAACAAAATGACGATAAAGTAAGACAAGATTTCTTAGACTCAGTTAACCCAATATTAGATCAAATCAGAAGAGATAGAGGTTTAATTGACTTTAGAGTTACTGTTTCAAACACTCCTGAAGATTTAGATTCTAATACGTTAACAGGTAAAATTTATTTGAAACCTACAAGAGCGTTAGAGTATATTGACATCGAGTTTGTTATTACACCAACAGGAGCATCTTTTGATGATGTTTAAAAAATAAATAAATTTTAAAAGATGGGGAGTAGAAATATTCCCCATTTATATATTTATAAAATAAAAAGTCATGAAAATACAAAAAAAATTAGTTAACGAAAGTTTGGGTTTAAAATCTGAAAACAAAAAAACTTTTTCTTATAAAAAACAAAATATCATTTTAACTGAAGAACAATTAGAAAAACTTTTATTGAAATTATCTAAAAAATGAATATTAGAAGACATATATTAAATGAAATAAAAAAAAGAAATATTTTTGAAGGGTTTGACGATGAAGGTAAACCTGATACAAAATATTACGCCTTTGATTGGGACGATAATATTTGTTTTATGCCAACCCAAATTATGGTTTTAACTGAAAATGAAGAAGAGGTTGGTATGGGTACTGAAGATTTTGCAGAACACAGACACCAACTAGGGGTGGAACCTTTTAATTATAAAGGGACAACGGTTATTGGTTACGCACCTAATCCTTTTAGAAACTTTAGAACTGAAGGTGATAAAAAATTTATTATTGACTCTATGGTTGCAAGTCCAGGTCCTTCATGGAACGATTTTGTGGAATGTATTAATGGAGGTTCAATTTTTGCAATTATCACAGCAAGAGGACATAATCCTGAAACATTAAAAGAGGCTACTTATAATTATATTATTTCTAATCATAATGGATTGAATAGTAAAACTCTTGTTGAGAATCTAAAAAAATATAGAAATTTAGCTGATAATCCTGTTAGTGAATCATTTGATTTAAAGGTTAATGATAAAGAAATAATTCAGGAATATTTAGATATGTGTAGATTTTATCCTGTTAGTTTTGGGGAAGGAAGTGCCGCCAATCCTGAAGAAGGTAAAATTAAAGCGATGAGAGAATTTATATCTTATTGTAAGGATTTGGCAAGAGAAATAGGTGAAAAGGCTTATTTTAAAAATGACGTAGAAAATAATGAGATTATACCTTTTATTGGGTTTTCTGATGACGACCCAAGAAATATTGAAAAAATGAAAGAATTTTTATCTAGTGAATATAAAGATAAACCAGTAAGAACATATTTAACTAAAGGAGGAGAAAAACTAGAAGTTTAATTAAAACCGGTTATATTATAAGAATATTTTAAAAATAATTTAAAGTAAATAGAAAAAAAAATAAATACAAATATTTATAATAAAAAATAAAACAAATTAAAACAAATAACTATGGCTGATTTATTAATGAAAATGCCCATACAGTATGAACCTAAAAGATCCAATAGGTTTATATTTACGTTCCCTTCGTCTTTAGGTATCAATTCTTGGTATGTTCAAGAAGCATCAAGACCAAGTATTACAATAGACAAAAAAGAAATTAAATTTTTAAATACTGAAACATATGTTTCAAGTAGTTTTAAATGGGGTGAGATATCAGTAAAATTACGTGACCCAATCGGACCATCAGCTGCACAGGCAGCTATGGAGTGGGTAAGGTTACATGCTGAATCAGTAACAGGACGTATGGGTTATGCTGCTGGTTACAAAAAAGATTGTGACTTAGAAATGTTAGACCCGACAGGTGTTGCTGTTGAGAAATGGATTTTACAAGGATGTTTAATAACAAGTGC